GCCGACAATTTTCCCCGACCGGTGAGCGATGTCCCGGACAAGGCAGGTGGTCCCCGTGAAGGTCACCTGTGCCTGCGGGGCTGAGTTCGAAGCCCGGAACCCTCGCGCCAAGTACTGCTCCGATCGTTGCCGCAAGCGCGCACAGCGTGGCGGTGGCGGCGAGGTCGTCGCGCTCCCGACGCCACCGCTCGACGAGCCCGAGCCTGAGCGCGGTGGCGGGGTCGAGCGCACGACCCGCGCGGCGCTGACTGAGGCCGGTCGCATTGAGACACCGATGGGTCAGGCGTGCCTCGCCCTGGCTCGCCGGATCGACTTCCCCGGGCTAGACACGGGCTCTGCGCTGGCTGCGCTCGTCGCTCGCCTGGAGTCCTCGCTCTCCGTGGCGACCCGGGGTGCCGGCGCAACGTCCGCACCCAACGCCCTCCGGGATGAGTTGGCGGCGCGTCGCGCTCAAGGGGCGTGATGTACGAGCCGCTGTACCGGCACCGACCGTCACACCGGAGGACGCACGGTGACTTGGCCGCGAAGGTCGGGGCTGACATCGGTCTGCCGCCCGACCCCGAGCAGCAGTGGATTCTCGACTCGATCTACGCCGAGCGGACACCTGATCGCCCCGCGTCGTTCGAGGTCGCGGTCATCGGCCCACGCCAGAACATCAAGACATCGACGCTTGGCATCGCGGCCCTGACTGACCTGTTCGTGTTCGGCATCCAGCGCCATATCTGGTCGGCTCATCTGGTCGATACGGCCAAGTCGACGTTCGCCGACTTCCGGGCGTGGCTCGGCAGTAACCGTGAGTACGACGACCTCGTTGACTACTACGAGGGTCACCAGGACATGGGGATCCGCCATAGGGAGACCGGGGCGCGGATTGACTTCCGCTCCCGGACGGGGAAGTCGTCACGTGGTCTCACTGGCGTCAAGCGGATCACGCTCGATGAAGCGCTGTACCTGGAGGCGAAGCACGTCGGCGCGATCTACCCGACGATGCTCACCCGCCCTGGTGCTCAGGTGCGGATCGCGTCGTCGGCGGGCCTGATCACGTCGGAGCAACTGCGGCGGATCCGCAACCGTGGGCGCGGCGGCAAGGATGCTCGCCTGGCCTACGTCGAGTACGGGGCGATCATGCACTCGTGCACCGATCGCCCCTGTACCCACGCCGTGGGGACTGAGGGTTGCGCCTACGACGACCGCGAGCTCTGGTGGCAGGCGAACCCGGCCCTCTGGTCGGGGCGCATCACGGAGGAGTCATTGGAGGACCAGCGCCGGTCGCTTCCTCCTGCGGAGTGGGCGCGGGAGTTCTTCAGTCTGTGGGATGACCCGGAGTCGGTGGGCGGCGCTCTCTCGCACGCCCGTTGGCTCACCCTCGCTGACCCGCACGCGGAGCGCGGAAGTGACGTCGTGTTCGGCGTCGACCTGACCGGCGACCGTGACGTGTGGATTGCCGTGGCGTGGACGCGCGATGACGGGGCCACTCAGGTGATGCTCGCCAACGAGGGGCGTCCGGTCGCGGCATACAGCGCGGTCTCCGAGTGCAAGCGGCTGACTGGCGAGTGGGGCGGCACCGTCGCGTCTTCGGCATTCGACGATGACTTCGAGCGCGAGGGCGTCCCGTTCGAGCCGGTCAACGGCACCGAGTTCGCGGCGGCGTGCGGGCTCGTTGAGGACGCGATCAAGGACTCGTCGGTGCGGCACGGCAATCAGTCCGCGCTCAACGACGGGGTCAAGGCCGCTAAGTGGCGGCCCCAAACGACAAGCGGGGAGCGGGCGTTCGTCCTGCGCGACGCGCCAGAGGTTGGCCCGGTCGCCGCGGTGGCGCGGGCGCTGTGGCTGCTGGAGCAGTCCCCCACTTATGACCCGCTCGACTCGATCTACTGACTGGGAGGCCGCAGTGCTGACAACCCTGCTCGACCTCCTGGGCATCGCCCTCATCGTCGCGTTCGCTGCCCTGGTGTGGTGGCCCGCCGCCTTCCTGGTGGCGGGCGCGGCGTGTCTCCTGCTGTCGTGGCGGTTGGCCCGGTGAGCATCCTCTTCCGGCGCTCGGCTGACCTCGACGCGTTCCGCCCGCCGCTCAACTCTGAGGCTGGCCGTCTCGGCAATGGCGCGGCGACCGCGAAGTCAAGCCTTCGGGTTGGGGCGATGTGGGCGGCCCTGCGCCTGCGGTCCGACCTGATCTCGACGCTGCCGTGGAAGCCGTATCGGGAGGTTGGCGGTCGCGCCATCGAAGTCCCGAAGCCACCGATGCTCATCGACCCTTCGGCCGGATGGTTGTGGAACGAGTGGATGTACGCCACTCAGTTCGACATCGACCGCTTCGGCAACGTCTTCGGCCACATCGCGGCGGTTGACGGCGCTGGCCGTCCTGCCCAGGTTGAACTGACGGACACGTCCGAGTGGTCGGTCGTGGGATCCGCCAGCGGCGCGTGGGAGTACCAGCACAAGGGTGTCCCGCAGCCGAAGGCGTCGGTCTGGCACGAGCGTCAGTACGTCGTTCCCGGCATTCCGCTCGGGTTGTCGCCGATCGCACACGCCGCATGGGCGACGGGGCATTACCTGTCGGCCCAGCAGTTCGCCCTCGATTGGTTCCAGTCCGGGGCGAGCCCGGCCGGCGTCCTGCGCAACCGCGCCAAGGTGCTAGCCCCAGACGAGGCTCGCACGGCCAAGGAGCGGTTCCGCGCAGCCATCAGCCGCAGGGACATCTTCGTCACCGGCAACGACTGGGAGTACACACCCTCTGCCGCCGCTGCGTCAGACGCCAAGTTCATCGACGCGATGAAGTACAGCGTCTCGGACATCTGCCGGTTCATCGGCGTTCCTGGCGACATGATCGACGCCGAGTCAAGCACTGGATCGATCACCTACGCGAACGTCAACCAGCGCAACCTCCAACTACTGACGGTCAACCTCGGTCCGGCGATTGCCCGCCGTGAGGCGAAGTTCTCTCGGCATTTCGTCGCTAACCCTCGGTATATCCGGGCCAACACCGACGCCATGTTGCGCATGGATGCCAAGGGCAAGTTGGAGGTTCTCGCGACCGGCGTCGAGGGACACGTCTACACCCACGACGAGGCGCGTGCGCTGCTCGAACTGCCGCCGCTCACCGATGAGCAGATCGCCAAGACGCACCAGATCGAGGGGACGGCCCCGTCTCCCGGCACCAAGACAGGAGTCCCGGCATGACCGATGCCATCATGCGCGCTGCCGAGGCCCGAGCGGCTGGAGTGACCCAGCGCTCTCACCGCCCAACACAGCGGCGCGCGTCGGAGCTTGGCGACGGTGCGGACCTTCCGCGCGTTGCGTTCCGCTCAGCGCTCACCCTGCGAGCCACCGGAGCGGACGGGACTGGCGTGGAGTTCGACGGGTACGCCAGCGTCTACGAGCAGCCCTACGAGATGTATGACTTCTTCGGGCCGTACACCGAGGTCGTGTCGGCGGGTGCCGCGACGGACAGTCTGAACCGCGCGGACCTCGATGTGCCTCTCGTGCTGCAACACGACTCGCTTCGCCGGATCGCTCGGACCACCAACGGGTCGTTGACGCTCACCCAGGACGAGCACGGGCTCCGGGCGCTAGCCCCGAGCCTCGATCCCGAGGACGCTGATGTCGCGTACATCGCCCCGAAGTTGCGCGCCGGTCTGATCGACGAGATGTCGTTCATGTTCCGCATCACAGCCGGTCACTGGTCCCCTGATTACTCCGAGTACCGGATCGACCAGTTCGACATCCATCGAGGGGACGTCGCGATCGTCGGCTACGGCGCGAACCCAGCGACGAGCGCTTCCTTGCGGGCCGCGCCGTCACGGGCTGAGGCGCTCTCTCGCCTCGCACTGGCAACCGACCGCTAGCCCCCACCCCACAGACCACCCGAGCGCGGACGCGCCTCGGGCATTCGCCATGTCCTCGCTCGTCACTGCCGCCTCGCTGAGGCCAGAGCGGCACACCAGACCAGTGGCACGGCGCCAACCGATCACACTCACAGAAAGCGAGAACGCCGAGATGACTCTCGACGACCTGATCGCCCAGGCGCGCGAGCGACTGAGCGGCCTGCTGTCCAAGCGGCAGGAGCACACCGACGCGCTGGTGAAGATGCGCGAGTCCCTGGAGGCCGACTCGGCATCCGTCACCGACGAGCAGGTGAAGGCGGCCATCGCAGCCCGCGACGCCTTCGACCCGCAGATCGAGCAGGCCAAGGAGCGCGTCGTCGAACTGGAGGCCGAGAAGGCCCGCGACGATGCCGCCGACGCCCTCGCCCGCCAGATCACCCCGACCGCCACTGTTCGTGCAGGCGTCCGGGTCGGCGACGAGCCCGAGGTCTACCGTCGCGGCGGTGAGCACTCCTACTTCCGCGACCTGTGGATGGCCACGAGTTACGGGCGGCGTGAGTCGGCCGACCGTCTGCGGCGCAACGACGAGCAGGTCGCCTACGCAGCCCGCGCGCTGAGCACCACGGACGGCGCAGGCGGCGAGTTCGTCCCGCCCATCTGGCTGGTCAACGAGTTCGAGAAGCTGGCCCGCCCGGGTCGCGTCATCGCCAACCGGGTCCGCAACACCCCGCTCCCGACCGGCACGGACTCCATCTCGCTCCCCCGCGTGACGGGTGGATCCAGCACCGCCGAGCAGGCCACGCAGGGCACGGCCCTGTCCGAGACGGACATGACGTCCGCCTCGGTCACGTCGGCTGTCGCCACCATCGGTGGCGTCCAGACCGTCAGCCTGCAGTTGGTCGAGCAGTCGCCGATCAACATCGACGAACTGGTCCTCGGCGACCTGGCCGATGACTACGCCCAGCGGATCGACCTGTTCGTCATCAACAACAACGCGACGAACAAGCGAGGCCTGCTCAACGTCACGGGCGTCAACGCGGTGACCTACACCGACGCGACCCCGACCGTCCCCGAGGTCTGGCCGAAGTTGGTCGACGCCGCCCGTCAGATCCACACGGCGCGCTTCAAGCCCGCTCGTGAGGTCTACATGACCCCGACCCGGTGGGCGTGGTTCCAGGCGGCGCTGGACGCCAACAACCGTCCGTTCGTCTCGGACGACATCGCGTCGGCGATCCCGCTGCTCGCGCAGACTGACGGCGCGATCCCGGAGGGGCTGGCCGGCAAACTGCGCGGTCTGTCGCTGCCGATCTTCCTCGACCCGAACATCCCGGCCAACCTCGGCGCGGGCACGAACGAGGACCGGATCATCGTGATCCGGCCCGAGGACGTGACCCTCTACGAGGGCTCCCGCAAGGCCGAGGCGTTCCGGGAGACGAAGGCCAAGGAGGCCCAGGTCGTGTTCCGGCTCTACGCCTACGCGGCCGTCATGTCCGAGCGCTCGCCCAAGTCGATCTCGGTCATCTCCGGCACGGGCCTGATCCAGCCGACCTTCTGATCGACCACAGCCCAGCCCCAGCGCCCCGTTCGGTGCTGGGGCTGGGCTGACCCGAGAGGACCCAACTCATGTTCCAGACCGACAGCACCCCTGCCCAGACCGAGGCCGAAACTGCCGCCGAGCAGCGTGCCGCGCACATCGCTGCCCTGCGGGCCGAGCGTGACGGCTACGAACGTCGCGGCCTTCCCGAGCGCGCCAAGCAGGTCGACGCCCAGATCGCGGCGTTCGCGCCCGAGCAGGCCGAGGCCCCGAAGCGCTCGACCCGTCAGCGCTGACCCGTGTCCGTGATCCTCCAGGACGAGGCGATGGCCTACTTGCGCACGTCGGCGACCAAAACCAACGTGGACCCAACCGTGTTGCAGGACCTCATCGACACGGCCGAGTCGATGGTCTCCCAGCGGGTCGGGCCG